ACAACCTACTCAGTAGGTGATGGCGGTCTTACTCAAAATAACTTTACTAATACTTTAAAAACAAAGTTAGACGGTATAGAAGCTAGTGCAACAGCCGATCAAACCAATGCAGAAATCAGAGCAGCAGTTGAAGCAGCTTCAGATAGTAATGTATTCACTGATGCAGATCACACTAAATTAAATGCAATAGCAGCTAGTGCTAATAACTATTCACATCCTAACCACTCTGGAGATGTAACCTCATCAGGAGATGGTGCTACAACTATTGCTAATGATGCAGTAACTGGAGCTAAGATAGCTGATGATGCTATTGACTCTGAACATTACACAGATGGAAGTATAGACACTGCACACATCGCAGACGATCAAGTTACTCTTGCCAAGATGGCAGGGCTTGCTAGAGGTAAAATTATCTATGGTGATGCCTCTGGAGATCCAGCTGCATTAGCTCCAGGTAGTGCTAATCAAGTACTTACATCTGATGGGACCGATATATCTTGGGCTGCTGCTTCTGGTGGTGGAGGTACGTCTACTGGTGAAACTTATGTAAAATATAAAGATGGGAGTGGAAGTGCAGCAAATGACGGAATCAATACTTATGCAGGTTATGAAGCAGGAAATGCTTTAGCTAATGGAGCTAATAACAATACTTTATATGGATATAAAGCTGGAACTGCAATCAGTACTGGGGATCATTCAACTGCGATAGGTTATGAGGCTCTTAAATCAGTCACTACAGCGTATGGAAATACGGGGATTGGAAGGAGTGCAGGTGACTCACTCACAACCGGGCAACAAAATACCTGCATAGGATTAAGTGCTGGACAGACTTTAACAACTCAAAGTAAAAATGTTTGCGTCGGAGAAGACGCAATGGGACAAACAAAAGGTTCAGAAAATACGTCAGTTGGTTTTCAATCTATGAGTTTGGCATATTTTGGAGATTATAATGTTGCACTAGGAACTGAAGCCTTAAAAGTAGTTGGTGGTAGTAGTGATGGGTCTGGTGGTGACTACAACGTTGCGATAGGTTATAAAGCTGGGGATGCTCTAGAAACAGGAAATAACAATATAATTATTGGAAAAGAGGCTGCTGCAAGTAGTGATTCAGTTAGTAATGAGATAACTTTAGGTAATAGTGATATAACCAAATTAAGAGTTCCAGGCATCAATGTAGTACTTAAAGATAATGGTGGTACGCCTACAAACGGACACGTTCTTACTGTCGATGCCAATGGAGAGGCTGGGTTTGCTGCGGCTTCTGGAGGAGGAGGTAAACTAACGTTAATCTCTAGTACTACATTTAGTTCAGCTACTTCTGCAGTAACTTTCACCTCAATTAGTGGTTACACACAATATAAAATTATATTTAATTTACAAACAGGTGGTAATACTAGTGGTACTCTCAGAATGAGAACAGGAGTTGACGGTACTTATGATACTGGCAGCAACTATAATAAAGGTGGATCAGATACGACTTATATAGAAATACTTGGTGGATTTAGTGCTACATCAAAACATGGTGAAATTAATATCTTTGATTTAAATCAAGCAGAGTCTACTTTAGTATATGCTTTAGGTGTTGGTCACAGTAATGATGAGACTGCATCAAATTTTCAATCTTCAGGTGGTGCTCATAGAACAGCAAGTGCACAAAATTGTATACAATTATATGGTGGATCTGGTGATCTGCCATCTGGAACTGTAACTTTATACGGTATAGCAACATCATAGGAAACAAAAAATGAACAAAATAGTTAATGGTGTTGTCGTTGATCTGACAGACACCGAAATAACAGCAAGAAATGCTGAAGTAGCAGCGAACAAGGCAGAAGAAGAAGCTAATGAATATAAAGTAAAAAGAGCAAATGAATATCCTTCAATAGAGGATCAACTAGACGATATATACCATAATGGTATTGACGGCTGGAAAGCTACAATTAAAACAACTAAGGACAAGTATCCAAAACCCTCGTAACAAAAAGGAGTTTCAACAATGGCTGAACGTTCTACGGAAGAAGTTGCACGAATTTTCAGTGATGCTGGTGATAGTGTCACAGTAATCAACACACTTGCTGCTCTTTCTTCTTTAACAGATGATCAGAAAGCAGAAATCAAACGCAACGTAGATCACCTTGAAATTATCAAGGCTTATAAAAAAGAAGATGGTACAACATCTATCTGGACATCCGAAGACTTTACAGCACAAGATGCTGCAGTAATATTAGGCAAAACTAAATACTAGTTTCATGCCCAGCCCAGAACAAAAACGTGATGAAATTCAATCACGCTACGATACTAACGTTGCTATATACAACGGTAAACAACAGCAGATAAATACTCTGCAAGCAGAAAGCAGAAAGCTTGAACCACTTCTTCTTGAAGATAGTGGTGCTCTTAAAGCACTTAATGAACTTCTAACTTCAGAGGAAGATGATACGCAAGATTCTTGATGGAATAGCTGTTCTAGCCTTCCTCCTATCAGCTTCTATAACTGGAGGCACTATTTTTGGGTTTCTCTGGATTACCAACGAGGACAACCAGAAGATGCTTCAAGATAAAGCAATGGAAAAGGTAATGGGTGCAATCAAACTACCTGGATTATCTGGTCCTGCCTTGCCTACTGAAGCATTAAGTCCTGCACAGCAAAAGAACGAAGAAAAGAAAGCTATAGACGTTCCATTTATGGACTTCTAGGAGTGAAAAATAATGATGTACGGATTACTTTTGCACCTTTAAGTAATTTCGATCACAACCTCTTAAAAAAGATAGCTGCTACTAAAGGTGTCACTTTGTCCTCTTTTACTGCTTATGCTGTAAATCAGTGGTTGATAGAACACGGGAAAAAGCATTTACACTATTACGGCAAGTTAAAGCAGTCTTTTGATTCCGAAGATTGAGATAGACCCTATTGGGGTTACACCTGTTAATACTTATGTGATTAATGTACCTATCGTTAATCCTCCAAACGTACCAATCAATGTCCCTATAGGATTTCCAGTGATTGAAATGCCTTGTGTAAAAGCAAGGCGTAGTGGTGAAAATGATGGATTAATAGATAACGATCCAGATGGAAATATAACCCTGTGTCCTGCTCAGACACCAAGTTATGAGCCGATGAATTTTGAACCGATGAAGTTTGTGCCTATAAAAGATGAAGAATTACAAAGACACGAAGAGCCAGAAATCCCTCCAGCACCAGCAGTACCAAAAGAACAGCCAGATACATGTCCTCCCGATGGTGCACCGTTGGTAGGGACAAAGGTCGAAGAAGGAACTAGACAGATTATTAGGTATGAATTGGTCGGAAACCGTTGTGTAACTAGATATAAAAAATTAAATGTTCAACAACAGATAATTGATGCCATACCAACAGTGCCTCAAGTAGTCAAAACTGGCTCGATAACCCTTGTGGCTACTACTGCTGCACTATCTACACCAATTTTATTAAAGGCTGTCAAACCGATCATTAAGCAGGTTGTGAATAAGATAAAGAAGGCTTTAGGTAAGAAAATAAAACGACCCAACTTATCAGAAAAAAGAACTAATCTTTATCGTGAGAAACGGGGTTTACCTCCTTTTAAGGAGAAGAAATAAGATGCCTATGCGGTAATACTTGACCCATTTTAGGTTTAACAACAACATGCTCACATATCTTGTAGTAGGGGGAAGAAGGAGCATATTCGATGCCCTGTAGTTTCAAATTTCCACATTCACGTAAAGTTGCGATGATAAAATCTAATTTTTTATTATCAATTAGTTGCTGTTGAAGTTCTCCTTGTAGCTTTGCGTTTTTCAAACATCTTCTTTGAAACCTCCGATCAAGTGGCATTGAAAAAGTTAAACTTGCTCCGAGATTAAGTGAGAAATTATCCTTTTGTCCTGTCCTTGTTTGTTGATGATAAATAATATTGCCATCATCATCATAAACTGGTGCATCATATAAATATTCTCTAGGCTTCTGGAACGTATGTGAGTCAGTAACAAAAGGAGAAAATGTAAGCATTGGCCCCTGACAAACCACTCCACCACCGTATTGGTTCTGTATTAAATTTCCCTGCAAAGTTTGTATTGCCATATTCGTAAGTGAGGCACTGGTATTGGCTACTGGTGCTGCTGTTTGTGAGGTATTAGATAATACTTTAGACGGAAATATTAATCCAATTATTGCGAGAATACTGACGTAGTTTCGGTGACTGATTCTAAAACAGTGGAACGATTTATGGTTGTTATGTTTTGCAAACCAGGCCCAACGTAGGCTTCCACGTACTGAAAACTTTGACCTGGATTGGCAATCGTCACGTTTGGTTTGTTTGTTAGGTCTGCACCTGTCCATGTATAACTTACTCCGTTAATCGTTTCGACTGTTTCAGATGGCGGCGGTGCAAGGGTCGCACCATCAATAGCAATATTCGTTCCATTGACCGAATAAGTGTGCCCAGTGTTGAAATCAGTAGAGACAATAGTTTCAGTAACATTTTGTGTGGTGCGTGTGACTGCTGACATTGTGCCGCTAGAAAAGTTGGGAACAACTGGCACAGCTAGAACTTGAGGGGCATTAAATATTAATAACAGTGGTAAATATCGTTTCATTATCTATGCACATCCCTGTAGTATTGCCACATATAAAAGTTAAATGCGGCAACAATAATGACCCCTAAAATTGAAATAAATATCGGTAGGGGCATCACTTTACCGTCACACTTGTAACCACTGATCCCACCGCCGAAGTGTTCGCTCCTCCGGCAGTAAGAGTCACAACTCCCGCCGAATTGATGGTACCTGCCAAAGTACCTGCCACACCACCAGACATCGTTAGCACTTCACCGTAAGCTGGCATGTCTGCCACCACACCTGAAGTAACATCAACCCCTGATCCTATGGGATTTGTAGCGTCCCCTTGAGTCCAACTTTCTGAGAAGGAGAAAGCCGATCCAGCAGTATTTACGTCATACGCTCCAACATCAAGTGTTGCTGCTGTTGTAGCAGTACCCGCAGTTAGTTTTCCAAAGTGAGCATCAGTCGCAACTTTTATATTGGAACCTGACACCGCGTAAGTACTACCTATACGGTTTGAGTCCGTGTAGGCTCCATTAACTGTCAACTGAGTTGAAGTTGTGATGTTATGCGTCATGTCTGCACTAACAGGAGACGCTAGGAGAAGTAGTAAGAAAAGTTTTTTCATACGAGCTTGCCTGTTTGTGGATCTATAGGTTTCTTTGTAATTGTAATTGGGTCTATTTTTGGCTCCATTGGCACAAGCTTTATTGGTGTTTCTACTCTGATTGTTTGATAGGTTGATCTTCCTGTTGTTTTATTATTATCTTCCTCTATTTGATAAGTTCCATTACTTTTTTTAGAAGTGGTTGAAATATTAAAGGAGGCCAAAACCCCTGTAAATACTGAAGCTATAAACGTCGGATCTATTTTTTGTTGTGGTATTCCGGGGATAGAAACGTAATTTAAAGTTAAGATCGCTCCGGACCACCCAAGAACAATAATTTTTATAAGTGTAGTCGTGGTGTCGTCCAATCCGTCCTTGAATTTTTGAAAAGGATTTTTCTTTTTTTGGTTTTTTTCATCCATAAATAAAATAACTGGGCAGTACTAGAATAATAGTAAACCTATAAAAATGGTAGAAGTCATTGCTGCTACTGCTGGTGCTCTTCTAACAGCTTGTTTCGTCAGTGTTGGTAGCATCTCTTTTAGAAACAGACAACAACGTGACGACTTGGTTCGTATTCAAACTTCCGTAGAAGCTTTAAGTAAAAGCGTGATTGATGTTCATAGCGATGTAAAAGATATATACTCAAGACTTAGACACGTTGATATTGAACTTGCAAAATTAACTAAAACACAATAAAACCTCCCTTTACTGCTTTGCTACAAAAGGGAGGCTTTATCTGAACCGTGGGGACTTTAGGTTCAAGCCAAAACTAGCAAGTATGATTAAAATTGGAAAGACCCAGTATTTTTTCCATGCTTGCTATTCTTAAACCAATTATTTTTACCTTTTTAAAAAGTAAGGCAATTAAACAATTAGCACTTGATATTGTTAAAGCTGCTGTCAAAAAAACTGATAATGATGTCGATGATCGCCTTGCAGATATGCTAGAAAAAGCTTTATTCCCAGGTAAGTAAATGAGCCAATATGATCCTTTTTGGAAAGAAGAAGATGAACGTAGAGTATTAGAAATGGAACAATGGTACGAAAAAGACGGAAGACCAGATCCTTCTCATCCACTACATGCCCTTTACACAGGTTTAAATGAAAAATATGGGAAAAGAAGTAATTCTGAATCTTGATTTTTTAGATGAACTTTGTAGTAGACCTACTCCAGAAGAAGAGTTTGCTATGGAAAAATGCATTCTTGATATTAAACAAACAAAGGACATTGATAAAATAAAAGATTATGCAACTGCATTTGCTAGACAGTCTCATCAGCAATCACATTTTATTGCTACTTGTTTAGAAAGAATTGCTTTAACAGAAGCAAAATTAATTAGTAAAGAACATCGTGTTAAACAACCAACAACAATATCTCAAAAACTTTCTGCTATAAAAGCTATATTATGTAATAAAGAAAAAGACTTATGAACAACAAAGACAATAAAGAATTATTAGAAGTTCTTCATACAGAACTAATTAAAGAACTATTAGACCGTATTAGACAAGGAGATGCTAAACCTTCTGACTTAAATGTAGCTAGACAGATGTTAAAAGATAATGGCATTGAATGTTTACCAGTACCAGAATCACCTTTTGGTGATCTCATGGCATCTCTTCCTGACTTAGAAGCTATTCATCCGCTAGAAAGATAATTGCAACCACTCCCAGAGAAACTACAAGACTTTAGATACTTTCTAATTCTTACATGGAGGCATCTAAACCTTCCTGATCCAACACCAGTACAACTAGAAATAGCTGAATACCTTCAACATG